AGTTAGCTCAAGAAAGTGAAATGCCTCGTGCATATGAAGTTGCCGGACAATTAATTAAAAATGTCGCAGATGCAACCGATAAATTAATGGACCTACAAAAGAAACTCAAAAATATTGAGGAAGACAAGCAACCTCGCGGACCAACAAATGTCACAAATGCATTATTTGTAGGATCAACAGCAGAATTGGCAAAACTTTTAAAGAAACAATCTAAAGAAACTGAAGAATAATAAATATAAGATGATAGTTCTTATTTCTAATGAGTTGGTCTGACAAATACAAAAAATCAATTGATTGCAATAACCCTAAAGGATTTTCTCAGAAAGCTCATTGTGCAGGAAAAAAAAAGTCTATGAACGAAATGAGTAATCCTCGTATTCCAAAAAAATCTGGGCAACCAGATAAGTCAGATAAACATTCAGATCTTTATACAGATGAAGATCCGAATGGAACAATTCATGGTTTGGGATTTAAGGATGTTGCTACTGCAAAAGAAAGTGTTTCTAAAATTAAAAATTCTGGTAGATCTCATGCTCATAAAATTCAAGCAGCAATTGCTATGGAACAAAGAGCAAAGGTAATGGGAAAAAATTCAGAGGCAGCAGTTTATAGAAAATTTATTAACTCAATGAAAGAAAAAACAAAAGAAATGAGTGAAGAATCTAAAAAATGCAAATCTGGATATTATTATTGTTATACAAATAAAAAATGTAAACCAATCCCTCCCGGATTTATGATTGATCCTGCAGGAATGCTTGCAAAAGAAAATGGTGCGACTATTGATGAAGAAGGTCTTCGTGATTGGTTTGGCAAATCCAAATCAAAAGATGGAAAACCTGGGTGGGTGCAGTCAGATGGATCTCCATGTGCTAACGAACCAGGAGAAACCAAAACTCCAAAATGTTTTTCAAGATCTAAATTAGCAAGTATGAGTAAAGGAGAAATAGCATCTGCAGTAAGAAGAAAAAGAGAAGAAGATCCAGGACAGCAATCAAAATCAGGTGCTGCATCACCAACTTATGTTTCCACCGACTTCCCCACAAAGAAAATGAAAAACGAAGAATATGTGAATGAAAAAACCATGACTTCAATAGAGAAAAAAAAGAAAGAAGAAATTGTCAAATCAATGAAGAAAGACTTAACAGGATTTAAAAATCGTTATGGTAATCGTGCTAAAGATGTTATGTATGCTACTGCCACTAAGATGGCAATGAAAAAAGAAGAATATGTGAATGAAAATCATAATGCAATTGCTGATGGAAAGGAAAAGGATGAAGAGGGATATATGGCAAATACAGAAATAGATACAATTGATAGTGCTGTTAAAAAACTAAGAAAAAATATTAAAAAAGGTAACATGCAATTGCCTGCATGGGTTCAATCTAAAATCACTAAGGCAGCAGATTACATTGATACTGCGGCAGATTATTTGGATAGTAATGAAATGTCAGAAATGTCTGAAGAATCTGATAAAAAAGGTAAAGGTAGTGGAACAAAGGATGCTTGTTATCATAAAGTAAAATCAAGATATTCCGTTTGGCCTAGTGCATATGCTTCTGGAGCACTCGTAAAGTGTCGTAAAGTTGGTGCTGATAATTGGGGAAATAAATCAGAAAGTTTATCACCAATTTCTCTAAAGGTTCTGGAAGATCTAAATCTTGATGAAAAGTGCTGGCCTGGATATAAGAAAAAAGGTATGAAAACAATGTTTGGAAAAAGATATCCAAACTGCGTAAAGGTAGAAGAAGCAAATGTGTGTAATCATACTCATAAAGGAGAAGTGTGTCCAAAGCATGGTAAAAAGGAGTGTCCAAATGAAGAGATTGTTTATGAAGGTGATTATTGGCATCCAGATCCAGAAATAGATAGAAAACTTGGTGGTCCTGGACCAAATCAACGTGCTCGTGAAGACAATCCTCAACCAAAATCAGATCCAAAGAAATTGCGTAAGGGTGAATCTTATATGGATTGGAATAAACGTCAAAGAGGTCTCAATAATTCTTATGAACCAGATGGTGAATTGATTGATGAGTCAACTCGTTTACAGGCAGAAACAGGAAACATTCTTGCTGTAATTTTGAACTGGAGAGGAAAGACATATTCAATTAGAATGTTCTTTCCACAAATTGGAATGCCAAGCAGGAAAGATGTTACGACAGAGATACAAAAAATTTATCCAGGTTCTCAAGTTCTTCAATATAAAGTTTCAACAATTGAACCAGGAATGCCCCTGATTCAAGTTGTAAACTCAAAATCAAAAAACTATCTTCTCAATTCTAAAACGATTGGTGAAGAAGTTGAGATTGAAGAAGATTGGCAGAAAGAAAATCGTAAAGACAAAACTGATGGATTGAGTCAAAAAGCAGTGAATGCATATCGCAGAGAAAATCCGGGTTCAAATCTTCAGACAGCAGTAACAGAAAAGAAACCAACTGGTAAAAGAGCATCACGTAGAAAAAACTTTTGTAGTCGTATGTCCGGAATGAAGTCAAAACTTACTTCTGCAAAAACTGCACGAGATCCAGATTCAAGAATAAATAAAGCACTTCGTCGTTGGAACTGTAACTAATATATGAGTGCTGACATTTATCTTGGTAACCCTTTACTTAAAAAGGCAAATACACCAATTGAATTTACAGAGGATCAGATTCTTGAGTTTATCAAGTGTAAGGAAGATCCTGTATTTTTTGCAAAAAATTATGTAAAAATTGTGACTTTGGATTACGGATTACAACCATTTAAGATGTATCCGTTTCAAGAAAAACTTGTTGAAAGATTTCATAAGAATAGATTTAATATTTGTAAGATGCCTCGGCAGACTGGTAAGAGTACCACTGTCGTATCATATCTTCTTCACTATGCAGTATTTAATGATAATGTAAACATAGGTATTCTTGCAAACAAGGCAGCAACAGCAAGAGAACTTTTAGATCGTCTTCAAACGGCATACGAAAATCTTCCAAAGTGGATGCAACAGGGAATTATTTCTTGGAACAAAGGTTCTCTGGAATTAGAGAATGGATCCAAAATTTTAGCAGCATCCACTTCGGCATCTGCTGTTCGTGGTATGTCTTTCAATATCTTGTTCTTGGACGAATTTGCATTCGTTCCAAATCATATTGCAGATTCATTCTTTGCATCGGTATATCCAACGATTACTGCAGGTAAAAATACCAAAGTTATTGTTGTATCTACACCACACGGTATGAATCATTTCTACCGTATGTGGCACGATGCGGAGAAAGGAAAAAATGAATATATTTTTACCGATGTTCACTGGAGTGAAGTTCCTGGTAGAGATTCTGCCTGGAAGGCACAGACAATTGCTAACACAAGTGAACAACAATTCAAAGTTGAATTTGAGTGTTTGAGTGGGGATACTCAAATAGAGATTAAAAATGTAAATGATAAAATAGAAAGTGTATCTATGGAAGAACTCTATGAACGAATGTAAGTTTATAGGATTATAAATAAAAATAAAAATGTATTATATCTACTTTCTCAGAGATGAAAACGACAATGTTAAATATGTTGGTCAAACTAAAGATCCAACTACTAGAAAACGAGATCATAAAAAAATAAAACCACAACACATTTTTGAAATTATAGAAGAAACTGATATTGCAGAAAATGCAAAAAATTTAGAAATTGAATATATAAAAAAACATAATACATATAAAACTGGATGGAACAAATCACCAGGAGGAGAAGGTTTTGATGAGTATGATAGAAAAGGAATTGGTGGTGCAAATAAAGGAAACATTCCTTGGAATAAAGGAGTAAAAAATTGTTTTTCTCAAGAAACAATAGAAAAAATGAAAAATACTAGAAAAGGTAGAGTTTTTGTTAGAAAAATTTCTGACGATCAAATAAAAGAAATTAGATTGTTATATAAAAAAAAACCAAGTTTATTGAATGTTGGATTGATAATGAAAAATGGTAGAGAAATGTCTTATATTCAGGCATTTTGTAAAGAATATGCTAGTAAATATAATTTAACTCCACAAGGAGTAAAAAGAATAATATTAAAGGAGTGTTGGAAAAATGTTTAAACTCAATAAAAATACATTAATAAAAACTCCTACTGGATTCAAAACTTTTTCTGGAATTCAAAAAGTATATAAGCCTTTTTATCATTGGATAATTTTTGATGATGAAACAGAAATAAAATGTTCAGAAAATCATTCATTTGGTAGTGAAAAAATAAAAGCATCTAATATTAAAGTAGATGACTTTTTGCAAGGGAAGAGGGTTGTATATAATGAAATAGTGGAGGAAGGAATATATCTTTATGATTTATTGGATGTTGGAGAAGATAATTTATATTATTCAAACAGTATAATATCACATAACTGTGAGTTTCTGGGTTCAGTTGATACTTTGATTGCACCAAGCAAACTCAGATCACTCGTCTATGAGCATCCTAAGACCCGTAATGCTGGTTTAGATGTTTATGTGGATGCGAATGAGGAATGTGATTACGTCATCACTGTAGACGTTGCTAGAGGGGTAGGGATTGATTATTCGGCATTTGTAGTTGTTGA